TGGAGGGTTTTTTAGAGAGCATGCAGGCTAACCCGGACACGCCTGATGATGTGCTTAAGGAAATTGAAAGGGTGTTGCAATGAGCGATGCAGCATTATGCAACTGGATATATGACGAGGATGATGACTCATGGGAGGGTGATTGCGGCATCAAATTCACCCTCTATCAAGGAGAGCCGAAAGACAATGAAATGCATTACTGCCCGAAGTGTGGCAGTAAATTGGTTGTTAAGGAGGAAGAATGAGCCTATTACACGAAGCCATAATCGTTGAAAAATACGGGCTGCGCCTGAGACAAGCCAAAGCGGATGTATTTGCTGTTTCCTTGGAATTGATACGCGCTTTGCAAGTTACGGTGTATTCCCGTATTTCTCAGTAAACCGGCGCTCCATCATCTCGCACGTTCCCGCTACAAATCGTTGCGTGCTTGGGTCCAAGGATTTTTTCTTGTAATCTTCCCAGCACAAGCTGATAGCAGACCGGGCATTGCTTTTTTCGTCATTGCCTGATGATGCTTTTGGCGCATCCGGCCCCATGCGAACCATTAGCACAAGGAACAAACCAAGACCGCCAACGACGGCGAACAGGAAACCGCCGCTTAATCCTTTTTCTTGGACCTTTGCTCCGCAATCAGGACATATTTTGCTGTTGCTGAATTCCTTACCGCATACTTTGCAGAGTGCCATTTTTACGCCTCATGGTTGTTGCCATTGCATGATACTCCACGCTACAATCGCGCCTGGGATTGGACTCCCGACAGACAAGGCGCAGCAGCCGCGCCCTAACAGGTAGCGGCTTTTCTTTTGCCCACGTGTTGCGCGTGGCACGGTTTCACCTTTAAGGCGGGCCGTGGGGGCATCGCAAGATGCGCCGGTACTTGTCCCGGTAGTCCAACCCCACGGTCTGCCCCAGTCGATTGGACTCGATTGGCGGCAGGTTTAAAACCTGTTGACAAGGAGCCATCATGGCTAAACCATCGCTGGGCGCGCCTGCGCCTTCGCGTTTCTTTTCCCCTGCATCCGATCAATCAACCGTAAGCCATCTCAAGGTCACGGTCCAATTTGCCACGCCGAAAAAGGACGGCAGCTTACTGCTAACCGTGTTCAGCGGCAATGTCGCATTTGGCATCAGCATTGCCGATCTGCCGGGCCGCCCGGACTACAAGATGGGCGACAAGCTGCTTCTTGAATATCCAAAGGGGCAGAACCCTATGACTGCGCCATATTCGGCAATCTATCACGCCGACCAAGTTCCCCAAGTTTCCCCACCACAACCTAAAAAGGTAACAAGCATGAGTGCCATCACTCCTTTCAATTTCGATTCAAAAACCATCCGTGTCGTGACTGACGAAAACGGCGAACCGCTGTTTGTTGGCAAAGACGTGTGCGAAGCGCTCGGATACGCTGACCACACCAATGCGATGAAGCAGCATTGCCGTGGGGTGGTGAAACGCCACCCCATCCTGGATAGCCTTGGTCGCACTCAAGAGGTGCGCGTTCTGACTGAGCCAGACGTGTACCGGCTGATCGTCAAAAGTGAACTGCCAGAAGCACAGAAGTTTGAAGCGTGGTTTTTTGAGGAAGTGTTGCCGACGATCCGCAAGACTGGCAGCTACAGCGCGAAGCAACCGACAACACCCAAGAAAAGGCTTCCAAGCAACCGCGACCACGTATCTGCCTGCGTCCTGTTGCTGCGCAGCGCGGCCAAGGATTTGAAGCTGGCACCGTCTGCTGTGCTTGGCGGATACCAGCGGATTGAGGAACAGCTTGGCGTGGCTGGATTGTTACCGCATTACGCAACCGATGCGCCAACCAGTTCAACCAGCGGATCGAGCGAAGTGACAAAAACGGCAAGCGCTTTGCTGGCTGAATTTGATGTTGGTATGAGTGCCGTGAAATTCAATCGCTTGCTGGTAGAAAAAGGAATCCTGGAGGAAGTAGAGCGCAAGTCAACAAACGGCACAAAGACATTCAAATCTGTGCGCAACTTGGAGTACGGCAAAAACGCAACGCATCCAAGCAACCCGAAGGAAACGCAGCCTGAGTGGTACGTCAGCAAGTTCAATGAGCTGCTGAATCTGGTGTTGCCTGCCAAGGTGGAGGTCGTAGCATGAGCGACGTTACAACATTTAATGATGTAGGTGGATATGCTGCAACAGGCAAGCAGCACGCCATTATGCCGTGCCCAACAGCAAGCGATGTTCTTACAGCATGGGCCGCAAATCCGCCTCCTGGAATGTTGGTTGAGAGTTCTGGAGAACACCGAGACGAACTCCAATACAAAACAGTAGAAGGCGTTCAGAAATGGGCAAAAAGAAAGGATATTCAGGGGGCAATCAATGGGCTGCTGGCTGAATAGTCGGAATAGCGGCTGAATAGCCTAAGCAGTCGGAACAGAGAATGCAAAACAACCCATAAGAATTACAATAAATGCACACTAAGAAAGGTGCATTTTTATGGATTCGACTGACTCGAAACCTGCCGCAAAGGAAAAGAAATTCCCCCCGCTGGAACAGGTAACAAAACCGAACTTAGAGACATCTGAGTTTGCGCATTACAGCAACGTCCGCGCCCAAACCTGGCGCGTGAAACACTGCCGTGGAACACTTCCAGATGGACTAACGCCTATTAAGGTGTGTGGAAAGCTGGCGTGGCCGACTGCCGAGGTGAAGAAACTTCTTGGAGTGTCGGCGTCAACTACCCCGGCCTAAAGGCCGGAGCTTGGAGTCAAAAGACTTTCGAGCTAGGTTGAAGCAGGGAAAGCGGTATCTAACCCGCTACGTTAGTAACAGGTCGTCAAGACGCACCAGCAGATGCTTCCTCAGTCTGCTGCTCTGCAAGGCTTGGATCATGCAGACCAAAGGTAAAGGGTCGAAGGTCTTTGTCGATACCAGAAATGGTAGGAGCCGGTTACTGACATTCCCGAGGGGAGATTGGTCGCAAGACCAGCGTAACAAGGCCCGTAAGGGCAGAAGGATTTGAAATGGCAGTATTTGTTTTGGACAGGAGCGGCAGACCACTGATGCCGTGCGACGAGAAACGGGCCAGATTGCTACTGGAGCGCGGTAGAGCACGTGTGCATAGGGTGATGCCGTTCACGATCCGCATCAAAGACCGCAAAGCCGAAAACAGCAAATTTCAGGTGCTGCGCGTCAAACTCGATCCTGGCAGCAAAACCACCGGCATAGCGTTGGTGCGTGAGACAGAGGGCAAGGGCGTGGCAGTGGTCAACCTGTTTGAGCTGGGACACCGTGGCAAGCAGATCAGCGAAGCGCTCACAACACGGCGCGCGCACCGTAGACTGCGGCGCGGCAAACTGCGCTACCGTGCCCCTCGCTTCTTGAATCGTGGCAACAAGAACAAAGGCTGGCTAGCCCCAAGCCTGCAACACCGGGTGGACACCAGCATGGCCTGGGTGCACCGCCTGGAACGTTTAGCCCCGGTATCGGCCATCAGTACAGAGCTGGTACGTTTTGACATGCAGGCGCTGGAGAATCCTGAAATTGAAGGTGCGCAGTATCAGCAAGGCACGCTGGCCGGATACGAAGTACGTGAGTATCTACTGGAAAAATGGGGCCGTGTTTGCGCTTACTGTGGTGACAAGAACGTGCCGCTGCAAATCGAGCACCTGCACCCCAAATCGAAAGGTGGATCCGACCGCATCAGCAATCTCACCTTGGCCTGCCAGTGCTGCAATCAGAAGAAGGATGCGTTGCCGGTTGAAGTGTTTCTGACAAATAAACCAGACGTACTCAAACGCATCCTGGCCCAAGCCAAACGGCCACTCAAGGATGCCGCAGCGGTCAATGCCACCCGCTGGGCTTTGGTCAACGCACTGAAAACTACCGAATTGGCAGTTGAAACCGCATCGGGTGGCAGAACCAAGTTCAACCGCAGCCAGTTCGGCATACCCAAAACCCATGCACTCGACGCTGCTTGCGTGGGAGAAGTCGGCTCAATCAAAGATTGGCAAAAGCCAACGCTGGCTATTAAGGCTATGGGGCGCGGTAGTTATCAGCGCACGCGGCTGGACAAGTATGGCTGTGTGCGCGGCTACCTGACCCGTTCAAAAAGCATCCACGGCTTCCAGACCGGCGACATGGTGAAAGCCGAAGTAACCAAAGGCAAGAAGGCCGGTACTTACACCGGACGGGTTGCGGTTCGGGCAACGGGAAACTTCAATATCCAGACCAGCAACGGTTTGGCTCAGGGCGTATCGCACCGTTTTTGCACAGTAGTGCAACGCGGGGATGGATACGGGTATTCACTGGTGGCAAAAATGGACGTGACAGGTACGCCACCGCAGCAAGGAACGCTTGCGCGTTCCGCGCTCTACCTCCCCGCCCTGAAGGACGGGGTTTCACGCGCAATCTGATGAAGAAAAAAATCCTGAGAGATTTACAGCGGCTATTCGGTGAGCCGGTTGTTTACCTGGCGAAGATTACTGATCCAGTCACGCTTGATCTAACTGCCGAGCTGATGGATCGCGTTCACGACGGCGCTGATGCGCTGCTGAACATGCGGGGCAACCTGGCAGAGCAACAGCGTTACATCACGGGGCTACCGTTCACGGTTCGCCTGGTGCTGTGTATGTGGCTGTCGGACACCCACTTAGCTTCAAAGCTGATTCGGGCCGTGTACGCAAAAGCATAGGTAAGCAGATATGCAGGTAAGCGTACAAAACCGTTCGACTTTGTATGAAAAGGGCGGGCCTGTCCTGGTGCCTGAAGGCTTGCACCTGGCCGAGCTGGTGGACGTGCGCAAGTTCGCCAATGTGTTCGGTGAGCGTGTGGGGCTGGTTTTCAGAATCAGCACGGGAAGCCATGCGGGGCAGGAAGTCATGGAATCGGCAGCGGTATCGCCATCGCCACGCGGCAAGCTGTCCGGGCTGTTGCGGGGCATGGGCGGGCTTGATGGTTCACTGACAACGGCGCAAGGGCTGATCGGGCATCAATGCCAAATTGCCGTTCAACACGAAGTCACAAAGGCAGGCAAGCCATACGCGGCCATCACACGGACGTTCAAATAATCAACCAACCAAAGGGCCACCACGGCCAAAGGGGAAAAGATGACAGAGACAACAACCAAAAGCGCAACCCTGGGGCCGGGTTCGTTCTGCATTCCAAGGGCCGCGATGAAAAGATGCAAAACTTGCAAGCACTGGTTGACACCAGATGAGAGCGAAAACTACAACAAGGCGGACATGTGTAGCTACCGTGACCCGACCACGTTTGAGAACATCAACGCACCGTTTGAAGTGAGAATTTGCGAGCACCCGTCACAGCGTTTCTGCGAGCGCCCTCTGGAGAAGGATGGGTTTTCTGTTGCCGATGGGAGTACATACTTCGCCTGCCTAGCTACAGCCGAGGACTTCGGGTGCGTGCGCCATGAAGCGCTCAGGTAGCGGGCTTTTATTGCCCGGATGCCTCCCGGTAAATACCCTGGCATTGGATCAAGGCAAGTCTGATTATTTCGGCTCGTTCTGATTCGGAGATAACCAGCGCTGCGTCCTCTCGATAAAGCTGGGGGCCAGAACACCATCCTCCAGCATCTCCAACTGTGGCAGGCGTGGGCACGGCTGGCCTTTCGGGGCGGTTGCGCACCCTGTCATTAAGAGCAGCGACAGTACGAGAAAGTTTGGATGTTTCATTTGAGTACGACTCCCGAAGTTTGTCCATGTTGGATTGCAGCTCGGCTTCTTTGGCGCGCTGGGCTGCGATGGTGGCTGCTTTCTCGGTGGCTATTTCGGCTTTCTCGGTGTCCCACTTTGCCTGAACGTGCTGTGCTACGTCCTTGACGCCATAGCCGTAGCCAGCAAGAGCTGAAAATACCGCCAGGACTAGGGCGACTACGAACTGTGTCACTGTGTCACCCCGGCAAGGCACACCTGACGCTCCATCTCCCGGCGTTTCGTCAATCCTGGTAGCTGCACTGATACTCCCCCAACACGTGCATACGACCATCTTGGCAACTGGTTGCACGCACCCACAAAGTCTCCTGCTTGGAGTAGTCGTGCTGCTGTCGAACGGTTAGTGTCACAGGCTGCGAATGTTCCGACGTTGTAGGATAGGTCCGCATAGGCCGCGAGTACGTTGAGCGGTAACCCTGGCCTGCACGTGTCCACGGTTGATAGGGTGGCATACATCTCCTTCGTCAAAAGAGCCTTGCACTCCGGCACCGTCCTAAAGTCGCCCATCTTCACGCCTTTGGTGCTCCCGAAGCATATGGTTGGCAGCCCAATCGGATCGCGGTAGGCGTACTGGCGCAGTCCTTCTGCCGGGATCGCCAATGCTGTGGCGATTGATAGCGCTGTTGCTTTACGTTGTGCTGGGGTCATTTCATCGACTCGACCAAAATGTTTACTTCTTCCTGTGTAAGCCCGTCTCCGAGCGTGCACGGTTCAAAGACGGCACCATTCCGCATGTCGTTCACCCACTTCCGACAGGAACATTGCTCATCCAGCTTGCGTTCAGTCTCTTCGATGCGTTTCACCAGCGTTTCAAACATCTGAGCCATGGTGTCCATAACCATCATCACGTCCTGCTCATCCATCAGAAAACATCCAGAAAAACAACCACAGCCATAAGCTCTGCCATGACGAACGCAAACACGGCAATTACCACCATATCCATCAGCTCATCATCCATCTGTGGATCCTCCTGTTGATGGAAACAACAGCGGTTAGAGCAAGTAGCGCAACGGCATTAACGGCCCGGTACGCTGCGCTGTGGTGCTTGGTGTGCATATCACTTCGGCCACTGCTTGATTGCGTACCAAAGGCCCAATACCGCTGTTATCGGCGGGGCAATCTTCATGATGATGCGCCTAGTCCATTTCCCGACCCACGCGACGCCCCGAAAGAATCCTTTACCCATCTGGATGATCTCAAATATCTCTTTGGTCTGGGCTGTGTTGTCGTACAGAGCTTCCTTCAAATCTTTGATGTCATCACACACTACCCGATGATTTCCGGCTATGTTGTCTTCCATGCAGCCCATGCGTGTGTCCCCGTCATCCAATTTCTTGAAAATTGAATCCATGGTGTTTTGCACGTCCAGCAGCTTGAAGCACGTCTCAGGCGTGTGAAAGCCTTCTATCCGTTCGCCTGTTATGCGTTCTTCTTCAATGGGGATTGTTTCAGTGGTCATAGACCCTCTTGATTACGTGGGCATCAAGTGATTGTCTGTGTGTGACGCTGGAATGACAAACTCTGCGGATGGCTGGCCTATACTTGCAGCATGGATAAACCTACTGCAACCAACACCGTCGGCACGTTCCTCCCAATCGTTGACAACTACATCTTTGGCTGGGATGGCGTCTCACCAATAGGCGCCAATGGCGAGGTGCTAGACACCGACAAATTTGGCGTAATTTATGTTGACGGGTGGTTAATCACCCCGCCGCCGCCAACTCCCGCTGCTTCACCATCTTATTGAACTGCGCCATCCTGGAAGTGATCTGATCGTTGATTGCCTTAACGCGCTCTGGTGGCGTATCTTTCTTAACCAGTGCGCGCCGTAGGTGCGTCAATTTCTGAATCTGCTCTTCAACGTGCGTTGCCGCAGTAAGAAGTTTCGCATCCGGGTTATCGCGCAGATACCGAATCAACTCCAACGGTTTGCGATCTCGCTTCAACCCATCAATTTCTGCCTTGTGCGCTCCGATCTGTTTCAGGTTCTCATAGAACCGGCTTGATTCGGCTGCATTGCCTTCTGTGGTTCCGACGAAGCGCCCAAGCAACGGTGTCTTGAACAGTGGCAAATCCTCACCTGTCGTAGCTGATTTCACCACCTGGGCTGCCTTGCTGATCTCGCGGCCAACGCCACCAGTCACTTGTCCTATCAGGTAATCAATCTGGTCTGGCGTTGGACTCGCAACGCCTGGTTTGTACTCATCCCCACCTGTTGCGTAGTTGACTGCTTTGGATAGGAACGTTGCCCATGGCGTGGCGGTGTCCTTTGCCCGCGTGTGGCCCGCTGTGGGGCGCATGGAATTGAAGTCCAGCTTGGCAATCGGCTTTCCTGTCCAATCCCGGTTTTCAGTCAAAGCAGCAAACGGGTCGAGCACCGTTGGTGCCAATGTCTGCATGGATAACCCAGCAGAACCAATGGGGTTCATGGCCTCAGCGAACATGGCCGCGATCTGGGCGATGCGCTTTGGTGTGTTCTTGAATCCGCCAATGGCCCACTCGGTAGGAATGCGCGCCAGCCCTGGTATCACGTGGAAGCCAAGCGGCATGGGGATGGATACATACTTGCTCCCGCCAATTGGGATAATCAGATTCTTCTCGCGCACGAAGTCTGGTGGCTCACCATCATCAAACCCAGCAGCGGCCAATAACACAGCCTGCATGGCACCCAGCGTCAATCCTCCGACGATGATTTGTTTGCCAACAGTAGACAGCTTGCCATCTTCTGTCAGCGTCTGCGCAATACGTGCAGTGCCTTGCACAGATGCATTGAAGAACGCATACAGCGCACCTGCCTGTAGCGCCACTTGGCCTTTGCGGTTGAAGTTTACCGTCAGATTCTTGGCAAGGCTTGCTGCCTGCTGGTTGCTAAGCCCTTGCTCTTTGGCAACCTTGTACGCTGACAAACGAACAGAGTTCTCCATTGCTTCGTTGTAGTCACTGAGCCAGCCAAGGATGCCTTTACTCAATTGCTTTGCTTTGCCTGCACTGATGTCTTTGATCTCTTGCTCGATTGCGTCTGCACGCTCTTGTGCATTGGCAAACATATCGCGGTATCCCGTTGCGCCACCTTCGCGCTGGAATTCTTCGAACAGCTTCGCGTAATCCGATGTAGCAGCCTTGCCATCACGGTTCTTGCGCAAGTCAGAGTAGATGCCAATCAGTGCCGGCACGACGTTCTTGGCGATGGCCGATTGTTTTCCCTTGAGCGCCGTGGATTGCAGATTGAGCATGCCCGTCTGAATGTCGCGTAGCAGGTTGGACACGCCGAAGATCGGATTGAACTGGGTATTGACTGCTGAGAAGTAGCGTGTGGCCTTAGACACAGCGCCCATCACCTCGCCAAGCTGGTCAGAGTCCAGATTCTTGAGCGCCTTGACCATCCGCATGGCACGCTCGTCCTTCTTGTTGAAGAATACGAACTTATCCTCGCCATCAATGCGCACGGCAAGAACGTTTTCTGCGCTGCGCATGGCTGGGTTGATGCGCGACTCCACCGTATTGGTGATCGGGTTGACGTAGCGTGTCGCCGGCTCCCTGGCGATGCTGTCAGCGTCTGCCGGGTCTAATCCCATGTTGACCAGCTGCATCATGGTGTCCATGACCTTCTTTGGATTCTGCTCAAGTGCTGGGTCAATCGCAAACCAGAAGTCTGGATTGGGGGCCTTGAGCACCAGGCCATAGAGTGCTTCGCCTATGCGCTTTTTCTCGCTGCGGGTGATGGCCCGCTCATGTGCCATGACGATGTTTGAAAAGATGTTCACCACTTTCTTGTCGCTGCCCATGAATCGCTTACTGGCACTGCCACGGGTGCTGATGCCCTGGCCGATGCCCATACCGTTTTCCATTTCTTCGCGTTGCAGCGGGACGTACTCGTCGCCGTATGCTTTTTCCCATGCGCCGATGGTCGATTGCTTTTCAAGTCCACTGGAAACCAGCAACTCACGGGTAGATCGGGTAATCTTCTCAACCTTGGATGCCAGCGATTTGAATGCCGTGGTTTGTGCCGGGGTCAATGCAGCAAGGTAGGCGCGAGCATCGGCTGTCTTGATGCCGCTGCCGCCGTCCTGCATGTCCTGGTTGTTAGGGTTTATCTTCGCCGCCTGGATGTTGCGCGCTTCGGCGTGTCGATTGTGCAGATACGCTTCCAAGTCCTCCATCGTTATGCCGCGTGTGCGCAGTTCAACCAGCAACGGGCGCACCTGCTTTTCCAAGAACTCCTTGGTGGACATAGCTGCGCGCCCGTGGTACAGCTCTTCTTGCAGATACGGATTCTGCTGTTCGTTGATGGCACCGATGGTTTGGTTGATGGCTTCGACCATCCGGCGCGTGTCGATGTGTTTGTCCTGCATCGAGTAGATGAAGGTGTCTAGCTTTGATGCGTCTGGGGATTGCCATGTTGTTGGCAGGTCTTGGTTTGTGATTAGCGATTTGGTGCGGCTGAAAGCGGGGATGTCTTTATCTGGAGCAGAATGGCTGAACATGGGGTACATGAACGCAGGGGCACCTTTGTCATTCGTCCACCCTTTCCGAGCGAACATTTCCGCCTTTTTTAACGCCAGTAACGCTTCTGCATCGGTCTTTGCTTCAAGCGAATTAGCCCATTCTGTAAGTCCCATTTTGCGCAGTATGGATTGAATAACCGCAGCGATACGCTTCCATCCAGACAGATTCTCGCCCTTCTCGGCCATGCTTGCCAACGCTTCTTCAATGCTCCTGGATTTGACTTGCGCATCATTCATGCCATACTTCGATTTCCACTGTGCGATTAAAGTCTGGTTATCGCGCATCCACTTGGCAGCCAGCAATTGAACACGGACATTATTCTTATGGATTTCATCAAGTACGTCAGAGAGCTCCCGCCCAAAGAATCCGGCCAGCCCGTAATGTCCGATCAGTTCATGCGCGATAACTGCCTTAGCTTCTGCTGTAGAACCAATGTTCCTAGCCACAAGGTATACCGTCCCCTTAAGGTAAACCCCCTTGACGTCGGCGGGAGCGAAAAATGGGAGTCCAAACACAGACTGGACGACCTGTACGTTCGGTGGATTGGAGAACCCCTTGGTGATCTGCTTGTAAAGATTTTCAATTACTGGAGCAGAAACAAACGAACCTGATGACGCGCCGGTAGCGAACATCGCCACGTTGCCGCCGTCTTCACTGGCCTGTGGCTTGTCGATAGTCACCATGCGGGCATTTGCGCTTGTCCCAACAGGCAACGACGGATCATTGAAACTACCTGCTGGCAGTTTTTCACTTGTTCCGCCTACTGATTCCAGCCAATCACGGAAGTCCTGCGCCTTCTTGTCGTTGCCAAAAAACACCCCTTCTCCCATGATTGCAACAATGCGGCCACCTGGTTTCAGTAGTGTGTATGCGTGCTGAACGTGCTGCGCATCGCGCCGGTCGCTGAATGGCGGGTTCATAATGATGCGGTCGTATCCGCTCACCACCCCACGGTGCGCGATCCCAGTCAATTCGTTGCGGTCATACAGGCCAAGGCGATTGCCGTCCTCGTCATCAAGTCGGACCCGCTGGCTCCCAATACCGCCCATGCCACGCATAGTGCCATCCACCCCATCCGGTGCTCGGAACACATCCCCATAGGTGAAAAACTTGCGCGGTTCCATCTGCATGAAGTCGTCCACTTCGGCCAAGTGGAACCCTTTTTCCTGCAATAGTTCGCGCCGGTCTGGCGCAATCTCGACCACATCAGGCTCAACCCCAGCTTCGCGGATTCTGTCTGCAATATGCCCCATGCCTGCGCTGGGCTCCAGAACCGCCATATCAGGCTTGATGTCTGCGGCTTCCACCATCTGATCGGCGACATCTGCCGGTGTTGGGAAGAAATCCAGCCCGTCAGCCTTGCGACCAACCATCGACAACTCCATCGCCCGCACTTTGTTCGTGGTTGCTGCTTCTTGCAATGCAATGAATTCGCGCAGTGCAGACCGGAATTCGCTGGGCGTTTCAACACCAATCCTGGCAAGCGACTTGCGCCGGTCGTAGGCGTTCTGCAACTGCCACGGTACGGACAATTGGTTTTGCTTGTTTCCCCGACGGCCAATGGCTTCTACCAACTCGTTGCCGTACTCACTTTTGAGAGTGATGCGTTTGTCCACGGCACCAGTCCATATTCCCCGGTTCATGGCTTCTGATGGACTCAGAACTACACGGTTTTTCCCGCGCTTGACAGGCAAAACAATGGCCTTCCCGGTCAAGTGGTTTTGCTTGATGGCGCGTTCGGCGGAATCTTTGCTGGAGAAGTCTGCCAATGTGTTGTTGCGTCCGAATGCCGAAACGCGCAACAGGTTCTCCTTGGCAAACTCAAGATAAGCATCTGTTACATCATCAGCCACACCCATCAACTGCTGGCCCAGCTTCTTGGTTCCATCTACCTCAAGCATCTGGCGTGCGAGCGTTGCCAGGTCCGAACGGAATGCTGTGAACGTCGGAAACTCGGCAAAGTCCGCAGTCTCTGCGGTAGCTGGTTGCCCCTTGTGCTTTTCTTGATCGGCATAGCTTGCGTATTTTGCGCGCAGTTCGTTATATTGGGCTGTACGCACAAAACCATGCAGCATTTCCACCTGCGTCTTGGAACGAACTGCGTCAAGAAATTTCGCTTTCCCTTCACCTATCGCCTGGGCGATATTGCGCATAGTTTTTGCCAATGCCTTCTGTTCCTCGGCTGCATTCAGTGCGGAACTGGCAAGCCGCGCCCGGCGTTCCGTGTTCGCCTTGCGGTCGCGCCCCAAGTCCTCATTGGCCGAATCTTCCAGCTTGTCGGACATTTCAGTAAGGCGTTCGGCTGCGCTTTGGCTGCGGTCGTCCTCGAAAGCATCTCGGCGCTGTTCTGCTTGTTGTTTGGCCTGCGCTGTGTCGCCGCCCGCCAGATTCAGAAATGCTTGCGCGTTGTCTCTGCTCTTGAACTGGAACCCTTGGATGGCGCCGGCCCCACGGAATGCCGAATACCACCCGCCCAGCTTCTTGGCGCTTGCCAGCACGGTCTGGTAATCCTCTTTGCTCAGACGGTCAGACAGTTGCACCACGAACAAATCGTAGCCATCGCGCGTGTGCTTCGTGGCGATTATTTCACCGCCGGTTGTCTGTGATGCAGCACGCACCTCGGTCTTCGACGCACGCTTGCGCGACTCACGGGATTCTTTTGTGCTTTCAGCATCCAGCGTATCGTACTTGGTGCGCTGTTCAGGCGTGAGCTGAAGGAACGCTTCCTGGCGCGTCTTGCCTTCATTGATGTGCGACTGGATTACCCGTTTGTAATCGTCAAGCGTTTGTGGGTTTTTCAGAGATTCCGCCCTGGCTGCGCGGTCAGTGACGTATTTTTCAGTTGCTGCAGCCCTATCCTTGACGAACTGATCCAGTTTTGCTGCATCGGTGGCATCAACAAGCCGACGGATAGCGTTCATTCTGCTGTCACGAGCAATCCCGTATGAGTAGCTTTCCCCAAGGGTGTAATCCTCCACCATGGAGCGGTACACCGCATCCACGATTGCCGACTTGTTCTCGTTGGCGAAACGCATCTGCACGAACGGGCCTCCTTCGCGCAACAATTGAACTTTGGTTTTGGCGGTCAATTCGGCCTTGATCGCTGCTTCGTTGGCAACCACTGACTCAAACGAAGCCTTGAACTGTTCCGGTGTGGCCTTGCCTTCGCGCACGTCTGCCATTACTGATTGGTGAGTTGCGTCCGGCGTGACTTGGGCTGCGCTGGTTGGCGCGCCAGTCTCCCGCTTCGCCCGCAGCTTCTCAGGCACGCTCAACGGCTCATCCTGTGCTACGCTTTCAGTAGCTGCACCAGCTTGACTGGCGGTAGGTGTAGCCTGATTTGCTGCCCGAATCCGCGCCAATCCTTCCTTGAGGCTGGCTGGCGGGGGTGCAGGCTCATCTGCAGGCGCATCAAACAATCCACCCTGCGGGTTGAATAAGTCAACCTGGTCAGCAGTGACCTTGCGTGTTATCGGCTTGTCTCCGCCTTGTTCCTTGCGTGCTGCTTCGGCCTCAACCGCTGCCTGCTGCGTCAGAACATCTGAGCGTGTCGGGCTGGTCAGTCCGAAGGTTTGTTCTTGCTGGCTTTGGCCTGTTCCATCTTGAACTGGAGCGCTTCCCGGTTGTGCTGCGGTATCATTTCCTTGAGCGCTTCCAGGACTCGCTTCTGTGATTCCAGCGGTAGGTGCTTGATCTTTTCCGACACTCTGTTGTTCGGCATTGTCGGGGGTGTAGGCTTCGCCATATAAGTCGCTCCATTGTTGCTGTGCCTGGTGCCATGCGTCGTGTGTATCAGCATCGGCGCGACGCGCAAATACTGGATGCCCATTGTCGTCGGTCAGCACGTCAATTGTGGCATCCTGCTCGTCGATAGTCAGCTTTGCGAACTGTTGATACCGCTCTGATTCCTGGGCGCGTTTGCGCTCGATGCGTGCTACTGCCTCTTGGGCATTGCGCAATATCCTATCTGGTTTCAGTAGGCCGGTTGATTCTGGTTGTTCAAGTCTGGTTTGAACACGGCGGACCATGCTCGCCAAATTGTCTGTGCGCGTGTACTGGTCGTATGGCAAACCATACTTATCCGCCGCATCCTCCATCTCTGCGCGCCGATACGCTTCCGTTTTTGCCGCAGCATCATCAGTCTGCATGTTCATCGGGAGATGAACCTTGCGGCCAGCAACTTCGTCCTGAATCATGGATGCAAGCACTGTATGCGCGTTCCCTGCATCAAGGTCGTCCTGGGTGATGTACCCGGCTTGAACCGCTCTCTCGGCCAGTGCATCTAGGCTTAACCCGTTCTTGCGGAATGCACGCGGCAGGATGTTGTTTGCCCGGAATGCGTTGCTTTCGCCGACCACATCGGCGGGCGAATCGCTAATCCCGTTGGCAACAATGAATTCTTTGAACGGGCTGCGCTTCGGCGCCGCTTGGTTTTGGCCTGGGTTTAGCCCGAGTCTGTCTCGCAATTCTCCCTTGAGCGCCTGCTGGCGTTGGCGCTCGTCCTTCGGAAGATTGAGAGTTTGCAGGGCTGATGCAGATAGCTGCTCCCGCTGTGCCCGGAGCCTATCGGGAACGCTCAGGGGCGTTGGGGTAGGCTGGGTTGTGGGCTGCTGGGTCGGTTGTTGCGCTTCTGGCGCGATGGCTTGGGGGGTTTGAGCATTGTCTTGCTGTGGTGTTGAAATGATCTGTTCGACTGCCTGCCGTACATCTGGTCGCATCTGCTCCAGTGGACGGTTGAGCATGGCTTTGCCGATGATGTTGAAGTCACCAGCGTCTGATACCAATCCTGGTATTTGCTGAAGGATTTCAGCGCGTTGCTCAACAGGAAGGCCATCGTATGACGGCGCTTCTTGTTGTTGTGTCAGAGTCGGCGGGTTTAGCAGCCCTTCTTGCCTGGTGGCATCTTGGCCGGGGCTTTGCTGGGCGGGAATTTCTTGCTGGGTACTGACGCTTTGGTTGCCATAGGGTTCTCCTGTAGTTGGCGGGGTGGATAAATCTGATTGCGTTGTCTGCTGCTGTTGCGCATTGCGCCTGACTGCGATGCGCTCAGTCCCGGCAAAGCCTTGCAGCCACTCAAAATCCTTGCGTTGCTTGGCGGATAACCTGCTTTCAAGTTCCTGGTTGCTGAGGTTGCCGCCATCTTGCACATCAAGCAAGCCAAGCAGCATCGAGCGCTCTTGTTCTTGTGGTTGGCGAATGACGCCAGCTTGCGCATCTGTAGCTATTTCCTGGCGTAACGATTTTGCAATCTCGATAGCGATGTTTTTCTGGTCGACCTTGGGCGTTTCGACTTTGGTTGCCTGCGCCGCCTGTTCAAGTGTTGCCGCTTGCTCTTGTGCGGCATTCGCTTGCTCGATGTCATGCGCTCCAGTTTCAACGGCGGCGATTGCGGCATTGGTGATGGACGGTGCATCAGTGGGGACCAGTCCCATTGCCTCTGATTTTGTCTGTTGGGGCGGTATAGCCGGGTCGTCCGGGTTGATCGCCGATTCATCTGGGTTCGCTGGCTGGGGTGCATACCCCATGAACTGCGCCCTGGCGGCTGGTTGTTCATCTTCCGGCAGGGAATTGATGAAGTTCTCAACATCGGACTTGTAGGCCACGCTTCCATCCGGGTATTGGATGAGCGCGCCTGCATCCGGGTTGCGGCCAAGCTGGAGCGTTTCCTGTTGTGGGGGTGTTTCTTGTTGGGGTTGCTGCTGCGCTGGTGGTGGTTTCGGTGCGCCTTCTGCAAAGTGAGAAGCGGCATTGGCGCCACCCCCCATCAATGCGCCTGCCATCATGCCCTGCGCCCCGGCTTCTGCTGCACCTTGATCCCAAGGTTTCACCTGCGCCAAGTTCTGAGCCACTTGTTCTTGATAGGACTGGGGCAGTTCTTGAAGGATGCCCTCGCTGGCGAAACCTTCACCAACTTTGCGCAAGAACCCCTTGTTTGCCGCCGCTTGTTCTGCCTCGGCACCAACGGCCCCCAGCTTTCCACGAGCCAGCATGGTCTGTACGTCGCCAATACCGAGTTTGTTCGCAACCTTTCCAGCCCCGAAGCCAATCAATCCGGTAAGTGCGCCTGATCCGGCCATGAGCGCTGATTGTTCTGGCGTAAGTAGGCCGTCTGATGTTTCTTGGCGTAGCTGTTCGGCATTCTGCCCAGCGGTTACGATGCCTTCGCCTGCTGCGCCTGCGGCGATGGCCCCAATCCTGGGAGCAACTGCAAGCAATCCACGCGATGCAACGCCACCGGACAGCATGGACGGTGCAGACTCCATGGCGCCACCAATGATGGTGGACGGATTCTGCACCATTGCGCCAACTGTCGGGAAGAATCCCTTGGCATCGTTCACTTCCCGGTCTGCTGCTTGTTGCTCAGGGGACAGATATTCACCCAGCACAGCCTTGGCATCTTTGAAGCGCACGCCTGCATCTTCTGCGGCCTTACCTGCGTAGCCGTTGCTCACAAGGTCGGCAAGTCCAACAGCGGTTTCTGGAACGCCTATTACGCCCTGTGCAAGCTTGATGCCCTGGTCGCCAACGCGGCGCAGTAGGCCGGATGGTTTTGGCGGCTCTGTGATGGCTCCTTGTTCCCAGTTTTGTTCAACGTCCGGGAATGTGATAACCCCTGAATCCCAATCAACTTCTGTGGTCATTTTTGTCTTTCAGATCCGAACCCATTTGCTTCCATCCCACCTGGCGGACTGGCCATTGACGGTCGATGTTGTCCCAACAGGTCTATTCGGTTGTTGCGTATTGGGCTGCGCAGACACTGGATCAACGTAAACATACCGGCCATCTTTGGTTTGCACTAGCACCTTCTGCCCGCCTCCAAGTTTTGTCGTCCCATCGGATGTTGTTGTATCCGGTTGATCGACAACCAACGGTTTTTGGGCTTCTGGGAATTTATGCAAAACTGCTCGCAGATTTTGTTCTGTGGCTGCTTTTTCTTCTGGCGTTTTCGCATTGGCATATAGGTTTTGCGCGTCGAAAATCGCTTGGTTCATTTGCTGCTTCAACGCTTCCCCAGGTCGCTCCAGTGCCATCTTATCGGCAGCCATTTTCTCCCTCGATGCGTTATCCGCAGCATGGATTCCAAAGTTGGAAGCGTTGTTTGCGGAGTTGATTGCCAGCTGGGTCTCATGCAAACCGAAACCAGAACCTTCATTCAATCGTGCAGTTTGCAGCAACTCCAATTGCTTCTCTCCCCTGCGGTATTCCTCTGGTGTTAGGTTGCGACTTCCCAGATGCGTATTGAGGTTCTCGATTTCCTTAGCCAGTTCAGTCTGCCGCGCACGACTGTCAATCGCCCGGTTATCAACCAGCCCCCGCTGGTATTCAGCATTCAACTCTGCCTGACGTTGCGCCATGCGCGCTTCTGCATCCGCCCGTTGTGCGAAGCGGTTAGAAAGGTTGTCACCTGCGATGCGGTCCTGTTCGCTTTGCGGTTTGCGGCTGAGTAGCGCATCGTTACTCGCCATGCCAGCTGCGTCCGTCATGTTGGTGAACAACGGTGACTGGCCGGGGACGTTGAAGCGGGTGATGCCGAAGCCTACGTTCTGGCCTGTGGCGCCTTGCAGCATTGGGGCTGAGTCTTTGGTGGCGGGGGTTGTTGCTGGTTGTGTAGAAGCATTTGCCTTATCTACATTTTGCGTAGGCGCAACGGGTTGTTTTGGAACATCTTCTGCCCCAGGTACGCCGTATGCCCCTGTCTTGTATTCGGGAGATACTGGTTTAGCAGGTGGTTCGTATAAATTTCCAAGTCTTGCCTTCGACTCTTGCGCGCCACGCTCAACCCGACTGCGTTGATACGCAGCTTCTGCGGCATCTTCTGGATGAACAACCGGCTCCTTCGCCCGCATAGCAGAACCACGTGCGTTCCTCGCTTCATCATTCAAGCGCATACGCATGGCGTCCTCTGGTGTCATGTCAATGGCGTCACGAGCGCGCTGTATGTCTATCGGAAGATACTCACCGCCACCGCTCGCACGAATCCCAAACCCCCGCTTCGCCGACTTCGGCTCTTTCTCGTCCTTGGCACCACGCTCGTCGCCTGGACCTTCTGAGTCCATGTGGATGGCCTTCGCGTCAGCCTGCTCAGGAGTCATGCCCTTCTGCGCCAGTACAGCCTTACGCAACTCGCGCAGGTGCGGCAACAGAGCCGGGTCAGCCGCGAGCATGTCGTTCGACACCACGAACTCTCCCGGCTCGTACTTCGCCCGGATCTTGTCTCCCTTTCCGGTTCCTGGGACTACGCCGCCAGCTCCTGTGCGCAGGGTGCCACCGTCCTTCATCCGGTATTTCGATCCGGCAAGCCACTGCGCCCCCGCGCCTTTCTTCTGCTCGTTGTAAATTCCGGTGTAGGGGTTGTACCCGCTGTCGTCGTACATATTCTCCAGCTGCTGGACCCGTTTGTACGGGTTACGTGCAGCGTCCAGACCGACTGCGCCTGGGTACGCCCCACCGTTCGCCATCCTGTCGGTTGTCTCGGCGTTGCGTTTCGCGACGGCATACTCGTTGGCCTTGGCCTTGTCCCTTCCGACGTACTGCCCCTGCCCCTTTGCGTTGAACTCATCCACCCAACCAGGGACACGTTCTGGCGCGTCCGGAACGGCGTAGTTGAAGCCCATTGCGGCGTGAATCTCGCCGCCATTGCGCAGCCCGAAACGATATGGTGTCATGGCTGGACGTGGCTGGCTCATCGCAGCCTGTGCGCGGTTGAAGTCTTGGGCGGTTCGGTTCTCCCTGCTTGCACGGTATGTGTTGTCTAACGCCTTATCCTGGCGCGATGCGTCGAATTGACGGTTAGCCATTCCTTGGTTGAAAGTTGCGTCAGTGCGTGATGCATCGAATTGGCGGTTAGCAAACCCCTGTGAAAAGTCCTGTTGGCTCTGCTGTAAGCCCTGATTAAACCGAGCATCTTGGCGTGAAGCACCAAACATATCCCGCTGCAGACCTTGGCTGAAGTTCTGGGCGTTCGACTGTAACCCGAACTGATCCCGCTGAAGACCGAACTGATTCGACTTAAGCCCCTGATCGAACAGGTTGTTCTGCTGTGCCATGTTACGGTCAGCTGCTGCCCAGTCATAGCTTGAATTCGCAAAACGTGTCGCAGCATTGTTCTGGGCGTTCTGCATCACACCGAATGAGTACGGGTCGTACCCAGGCATACCGAACCCAAGTGCAGCCCGCAGTGTTTTGTGTTTAGGTTTGCAAGTCATCTTTATTCTCCTGAAAAACTGTGGCTTTCGGACAGGTTCGCTCCAAGGCTTGAACTTCCCGATGCGCTTACGCTGTAGTGCTGCTGGCTGAGTGCCGAGCTGACGAGCTGGGCGAATACCTGCGCGGCTGTTTTGGTGGCGTCCTGCATCATTGCTTTCGACGCCTGCACGGCATCGAGGTTCATCTTCGCTGCCTGTGACGCTGCCGTCTGCGCACTGATGTGTGCCTGGGCCGACGCACCCCAGACCTGCGCCTGGACGTTGTTGAATGACGCTATGGCCTGTGCGTGCACTGCATTGGCCTGGTTGTTCACTGATGCGTACTCGGTCTCTACCTTTGCTTTCGATACGTTGGCGTCTAGCGCAGTTTTGTACATCTCCACTCTCAGCTTGTCACTGTCCTGCAACAGCTTGAAGTACTGGACGCTGGCCTCGTACTCTTTGGTGGCAGCTTCCACCTCAGCGGTGTACGCCTGCAGCTCGGTCTGGCGCACCTTCACGAGCTCACCGAACGCCTGTATCTCTGCCAACTTCCCCTGTACCTGGGCAACATATCCCTTGACCTCGGCGTCGAACGCTGAGATCTGGGCTTCGAACACCCTGATCTTCAGCTCTTCCATCTTGCCTTTAGCCACAGCGGCTTCGATCTCTGTCTTGTACGCTTCGAGCAGCATGTTGTTCACGCCGAGCTCTGCTGTGTACTGCTCGAGCAGCACCTTATTCACCTCAGTCTTCGCTTTTTCGGCTTCGATCAACGCGACGTGCGCATGGATCTCGGCCTCATAGGCCTGTATCTGGCCTTTATAGACCTCGATCGCGATCTTCCTGCTCTCCTGTTCAGCCAGGAACCCCTTCATGTAAACGTCATAGAGCTGCAGCGCTGTCTCGTTCGCACGCCGCGCAGCCTCAGCGGCGATCTGCACCAACGAGACGTCGTGCTGGACCAGCATCTGTTCCATCGGGATGATCTGCTCAAGAGCCTTCTGGATGTTCGCGATCTCCAGCTCAGCCTGTTTGATGGCGATGTCCCGCCCGAGGGAGATCAACTTGCTGCTGTAGTCACTGCGCACCTTCAGCAGCTTGGCCTGGACCGTGCCGGTGGGGGTCGGGAACCCGGCTGCAGCATCTTGGCGCAGCACATCGATCTCGGCCCCACGCATGACGTATGACTCCCGGTCACGTTCGCGGTTCCATAGAGCTTGCTCGATGTTTGATGGGAGCCCTGTACCCCCATATCTGACCCGATCTTTCAGCAGCACGAGGTGCTCCTGTAACGAGCGAGATACAGCGGGGTCTGGCTCGGGCACCCAGTGTCTTAGGGTATCCCAGAAAGGGTCTGGCTTACGCGCAGAACCTTCCGAGTAGCTCGGGGTACTACCGCTGAATGGCGAGAGTGTGGGGATATACAAGCTCGGGGACGCAGGCGCGTTCAACGCCGGTTTTATCGGGGAGTCCGGTATGGTGATCTGTGGGAGACCGCCCGGCACGACACCCCCAAACGGGCCGGGGCCGTTCGGAGCGCTCCCGAGTGTGTTTGCTGGCTTGTTGGGGAGGATCGTTACGTCCCCGCCACCGATTTCTCCAGGGAGGGCTGTTCCGGTCTTCGACGCTTCATCCACAGCTGCGGTGACCGCTTTCACCGTTATCAATTTCGGAGGCTTCTGGTCGTCGTGCTGAAGTTTCACGTCCGGTGGCATCTTTAGCTCAGTCGGCTTGAACTCTATAACCTCTGGCGGTTCTCGAAGGTCAGTCATTGGGGGAACCTCGATGTCGATCGATACGCTCCCAACGTTCTGGGAAAAAAGCTCCGCCGACCGCATTAGCGTGTTCGAGAACGTCTGAACCTGCTGCATCAGCGCGTTAGCGAAGTTTGCACCGTTGGTATGCGCCTGCTCTATCTCGCCCAATGCTTGGGTCACATCAGCGATTGGTACTAAGCTGCCCATCTCTTCTCCTTAAATTATTCCGACTGAGTACGTATCTGCAATCCGCACTGTCTGTCCTGTTCTCGACACCAGCAGCGCATCAGACTTCTGTCCATTCGGCGCCGTCCTCAAGATGTAGTCACCCTTGCCGTTCGCCACGGCGTAGAACCAGTTGCTGGGGGAGTCGTTCCCTTCGACAACATGTCCGCCGACGTTCAGGCCGCGACCAGATCGCACGTCGCCTTCGAACGGGTCGAACGCCCCGTACGCCTCAAACTGAACCGTTGAAACGTACCCCATCGACCAGTTCAAGCGGACAAAAGCACCCGTGTCGTAGTCCTTGTACCAGTACAGAATGTTCGTGTCGTTCACAGTGGTTACGCTCACTGTTCTTAGCCACGCATAAACAGCCGTCGGGTAGATCCCCTGGAGCACTATCTCCGGCTGCTTGATGATTACTGAGTGGTTATCCTTCACGAGTGACCCTTGCCACGCCGGTGTGGTCTCCACATTACCGGGGGTGTAGTCGATGTCGAAGTATTCGTAGGTGTACTCGATGTGGCCGTACGTATCTATCGGGCCGTAGTTGTCGTCCGGCCTCCCGTACTCCATTGCGTTGTGCGGGCTGAAGTTCTTCATCGACCCCGTGGTCGTCGACCGTCGGGTTGTGATGAGTAGCGAGTCGCCGTAGTATCCAGATCTGACGACCTGATAGGTCGAAGTTGTTGGTATGGCCTGGGTGGGGAATATACGTTGTGATGCGAACGGCCCTTCGATGCTCACGATGGTGTCGGCCACTACACAGCGCTGCATGTTTTTGCTGAAGTTGACAGGTGCTCTCCCGTTCACCTTCGCTGTTCCGAGCACCCGCTTGTACTCGATCAGTTCAACATCATAGGAGTCCTGCTTACGGACTATCGCCACGAGGTGGATGCGCACTGTCGTAGCGTCCTTGAAGTCTGCAATCAGCATGTCGTTGCCGCGCACCCTCATCCCGTAGATGTCCCCGTCGAGCACCTTGTGCCCGACGCCATCACAGTACACCCACCCCGAGAGCGCAGCGTATGGCTGAGCGTAGGCGTTTGGATTCTGCAGGTAGCCCGATGTTCCTGTGATTAACGGGTATGGTTCAGGGGCCATGTCACCACCACCCGTACCATCCCATGAGAAGTACTTCCCGTAGCCGTCAGCCTTCCTGGTGTTGCCAGCGAACAACCCGACTACCTGAGATGAGGAAAAATTCGTCTTGTCGAAGCCAAATCCATACAGCCTACCGTTCGCCCTATCCGCGCCGGTCTTGCCGCCGTTCATCGGTATGACGAGGAAGCCCTCAAGGGTCTTCTGCGGCTTATCCCCGGTGTCGTTGACAGTGATCGTTACGTTGTCTATGCCACCCTTAGATGTGATCGTCATTCCATCCCCGTTCGGGAACGTGTATGTATGGCTGGCAGAGTCACCCTCTATATTGCGCAGCACCGTATCCCCGTACACGTGGTAAGTGTTGGCAAACTGCCCCCAGCGCTTGTTCGCCAACGACACGTCGCCGACCACATTGATGACCGTACCCCTAGCCTCTCCATTCAAGAACATCGTTGGGAGGAAGCTCATCGCTGTATCTTCCGCGCCATCTCAGTCGTAATGAACTCTACGCTGTCGATGTCGAAGTCCTGGCCTTTAGACTCAAGCGAGAACGTGAAGTACCGGGTCTTGAACCCACGCCCGAATGCCACCCGCGCTGTCTCCATGCTGCTGCCGGTGAGACTGTAGCTGTACGACCCTCCTGCCTCGTCCGTCACTGTGATGACGAACTGTCCGTCGCCGCGCATGCCAAGGTAGGCGTACTGCACCCCTGCCAGCTTGTTACCGTTGGGCTGGATAACGCCAGTGGTAATCCTGCTGTTTACAGCCCGGCCAGCATCGTCGTCACCGTCGAGCCAGTACAACCCCTGGTCATTGGCGCCAAGGTATCGGGGGCCAATCTTAGCGAAGCTGTTGAAGTTGAAGTTCGCATACTGCGTCACAGCCGCGTTGCGTGTGTTCATCGCCCATGTTGTATAGGCTGGGGACGCGAAGAATGCCTTGAACTGCACGTGGTCCTGGATGATTGCCTGAAACAGCAGGGTTTGTTCCGGCACATCAGCCAGAGCGACGTCGTCTGATACCGTGACGTACAGTACGACGTCCAGGGCCAGAGCGCTGTGGAAGGTAACTGCCTCGGCTACGCTTGTGCGCAGATTCGACCTGTTCGCCAGAGCCCCTACGAATCCGACACTGTCAGCCGCAGACACATGCCCGGCGTACCCACTCGATCCCGACACCACCAGTGCGTCAGCTGCAGCGGATGTCTGACGGGTGTTGACCCCTGACGAAACCACCACTGCTTCGCCAACGGTCTGATGCACAGCCTGCGCCGCAGAGTCGGAGAAATTTATCGCGGTACTGATGACCACACCGTAGACACCCACAGGGGTGCTATCCGCCAAGGCGAATGCAGAGGTAATAGTTTTCGCCACGAGCGAAGTTACTGGCCTGCTGTCGCCGAACTGCAGCGCGTCCTCCAGCGCGACCGAGGCCAAGGCCGCAGATGCGACGTCTGTCACGCCGATGCGGGTGGAGATGCCCCGTACAGGCTGCGCGATGGCCACATCGTTTACATAGAAAATCTGAGCGTGCTGATGCGCGTGCAGTGTGCTGAGCGTGTCTACAATCGCCACGGCTTCTGGAATGCCCTCGCCCCCTGTGGCACTGGGCGCAAGCACCCCCAGCTCGTAGGTAACATCCACACCATAGACGGACGGTCTCCCGATGATCAGCGGCGGAACAGCGTAGTACGTCTCCAGTATCGTGGCACCTGGAACAGTAGACGCTGATTGCGTCTGTGCGGGGATTAAGTCGTAGTAGCTCGTCAGTACAGCATTGCCGTAGCTAAACACAGTCTCAGGGAACTTCCCTGTCGGAACCCTGAAGTTAGTGCTGTACCTGGCAACCCGTGTTATGCGAACCTCCTCGAAGCGGGGGAATCCAAACGAAACGCCTGGGTATCCTCCCAGGTACACCGTCTCTTCTGAGTACGCCGGCCTGCGGGTGATCGTTGTCGTGTTGCCGATACCGTCAACAAAAACTGTTAGATCGTTCCCACTGCGCACCACGGCTATGTGCTGCCAGCGGGTCTGCCCACCGTAGAACGGGTACAGCGTGCTTATGGCGATGTCGTGCACACCGCTTGAGGTCCACTGCTCCCACTTCAGGAAATTACCAGTCCGGCTATCGCTCGGATTTCCCAACGGCTCGTAAACGACCTGCCACCCTTTGGTCTCATTCTTGCTGTTGTTCCCGCATACGTACCCGCCGCCAACCGACCCAGACACCCACGCTTCTATGGTGAAGTCACCATCAGAGAGGTCAAACTCAGACCCGTACATCGCCCCGAGGGCACCATGCCACAGCGCTCCGCCGTACATCCCGTTTGACGTGACCGAGCACCCCTGACCTGCAGTAAGCACGTGCCCTCTCGCATCACGTATGTTGTACACCGTTCCGTTGGGTTCATCGAAGTGGCATAAGAGGACCACATCCGTCCAGTATGGATCGCCATCGGACCCGGACCCGGATGCCAGGAACGCACCAGCTGGGACAGGGTGTATATCGGCATTCGCATACCGGGCGTACCCGTTGGTGATACGTAGGTTCTCGATGAACCCTTTGAAGTATGTGCCTGGAGACGTGCCGTCTTCTCCGTTAGCGCCGATGATGATCGGCACATCCCAGCTTCTATACTCCCCGTCGCCATACATGCGGTCGGAATCCGGGTTCGGAGTTTTAGTCGTCGTGACAATATCCCCGCCTACCCCGTTCACCCACACCCTGTAGTCGTTCCCGTATCGGCAAACTGATATGAACGACCACGTCCCACTTGTGACAGGCGAAGGACCATAAACAAACGTGTCTGACACGCTGGCAAGGTCATAGAACCCAAACCGTATAGCGCCTGTGTCCAGCATCCACAGTGCGTAACTCCTGCGAACATCGCCCCACTTATCCAGGAGAGATGACCCCTGCATCCTGGTAGGGTGCACCCACAGCTCGATGGTGAAATCCCCGTAGATCAGGTCGAGGTTGCGTGCAGCGTCGATCACCAGCTTGGCCGAACTTCCGTTGAAGTAGATGCTGGTGTCGTCGTATTTGCTTTGCGCATCTGAGTAGATGGTGTCGGCCTGATTGACGATCGTGCGCCCTTTCGAGTCGACGATATTCTTCGACCCGACCGCACCACCGCCGCGCAGCAGAAGGACCGTCTTATCCCACTGGCCATCTGCTTCTGCTGGGGTTATTCTTGATCCGGACGCCTCTCCAGGGTACATGTCGTAGTCGAGCTGTAGTCGAACACCGCTGGATGTTGGTGGGTTAAAGAACGGCAGGCTAGGTGGAGCAAAATCAACAGCGCCATAGTGCCCGTACCCCGAGGAAAATCCTATCGAGTCAAGGTAAAAACTACCTCTCGCCAGGCTATAGCTGAACCCCTGCACAGTGACAGCGGTCGTGTGTACCGACTCGGCGAATTTTGTGCCGTTGAGGTAGAACCGCAGGATGTTTGCTTTCCTGCACACGGCCATATGATGCCAAACACCTAGTGTCACCGTCGGGGAGTTTCCGAAGGATGTACCGAGTGTGGTCCCTCTCGCATAAATCAGTATGTCGTCTGAACGGACAATCGTGGTGTCAGACACGATGGTCGCGAAGTTGATCCAGAACTCCAGCGAAAAATTAACGTATGGTGGTACGTAACCAGAACCACTGGGAAGGGTGACGTATGCCCCTGACGGGAAGAACAACGATGTATTGCCAAATCGAGCAACGGTGTCTGAATTAGCCACTCCGTAGGTAAGGTACAGTGCACCATCAGGATCGAAGAACGCAGAGCCTTTGTCCTCTGTCGCCCATGCGAACCCCACAGCGTCGTCGCACCCTAGCGACCACGTAGTGGAGTCCCCGTATTTGAACCCGGAGTACAGGAGCGAGACTGCCGCAGCTAACCCTGGATGGAAGGAGTACACACTCCAGATATTGCCAGGTACAAAATATTGGAACGCATCAGGCGGCGTGAACGTGGAGAGGTACAGCGCGCTCCCACGGGTAACACGTAGGTCGTCTATGTATCCGACGAACCGCTGGTCGTATATGCCAATACCGAGGCACAGAATATCGAATGCAGCTGAGTCGGTCCCGCTACCGACAAGCGCACCGTCCTTAAAGACCCGCACCGTACCCGACGCACGGCTCACCGCTACGTGGCTCCACGTATTGGCTGTGAGTATCCCCGTCGTCTCGAAATCAGGGCCGAGCCAATACAACGCCCCTGATGCTAGGTACACCAGCCCGGCCCGTACACCACTCTTCTCAATAATCGGCGTGGTGGAGGCTATGGAAGATGGGCGGATCCATAGCTCTATCGTGAAATCTTCGGCTGCCAAGATACCGACAGACGACGTAGTAATCGAGCTGCTACCGTCGAGATACAGGCTGGCGGACCCGTATTTCTTCTGCGCTGTGCTTAATACCGGGCTACCGTACGAGGTAATCGTCTTTGGCGACAGGCTTACATCGACGATGGTGGAACTACCGTCGTCGCCATCGAACGGCATTAGGAGGACGGTAGTTGCTGCCATGGTGCTAACCTACGGGTTAGTTTTTCGGGCCGTGCTAGACGATAGGCTGAACGTGTCGGAGATGGTCGATACGTCCTGGCCAAAATCGACGCACGCTATCAGCTCATCCGCGCTTGAGGCTCCACCACGCGATTTGTAGTAGATGGCGTATCGCGCAGTAAGCGTCGATCCAGGCCATGTCGCAGCACCGAGGGTAGTGTCCACCCGGTCGTTTGTCGTGTCAGTCGAACCTACAGTCACGGTGATGGTTGACCCGCCTGCTGTGTACCCGGTGCCTGTCACCTCGTTGGTAACGTCGCTGCGCCTAGACCAGGTGTCTTTGTTTGGCGTTGCGCTCGCCGTGAGCATCATTACTTTGAACGTGTCAGCGTTGTAGTTTATGTTGCCCATGGCTTCGTCGCGCATGGCCGAATTAAATAGGAATCCAGTGGATGCCATGCTGTACTCCTTTAAGCGTCAGCCGCTGTGAGCACATAGGTCACAAGCAGCTCGTCATCGGTATCAACTGTTTTGGCCGTTGTGAATCTCGCGGCGCTAAACAGCGTTCCGCTGGTTCCGCTCTTAGTGCTGCTGGACACGAGGAAAGCACCGTAGATCGTCTTCGTAGCACTGAACGTGAAGCTCGCACGGCTTGCGCTATTCGTGAGAGACTTCGCCGTAGCACTGACGGTGGTCCACGCAGGGCGTGTCGCCGAGGTGTACGCTGTGGTCTCTGTGGAGAGCCCTGCGATGGTCGAAGCGGTCACACCGGCCACTGGGGTGTAGTTGCCCTCGAACAGCCCGATGTACCACGACGTGAGCGCCGATGTCTGCCCGAACGAGGCGTTCAGCGCATAGTTCAGGCCCTGGTCCACCACGAGGTTGTCGAACTCGAACTCGTCGATGACTTTTCCCCCACGGACGATCTGGCCGATGTATTTGCCTGACATTGCCAGACGTGTCTCGCTATCACATTTCATTTCAAATACCCCTAAATCTGACAATCTCCGCGTCAACAAAGTCACCAAACCGTGCGGAGCCGGTGGGTGCGCCGGGGTGAGATGCCACCCCGACAAACTGGTCCATGCCGTCCTGCGAGCGCACCATCACGCTCATAGCTTCGGCCTTCGGAAATTCAAAAATCTTGTTGGTGAGGTTCGTAACCTGCCCACCTGCCGTGCCGACGCACACGCCGCCGTCAGTCATGAACAGCAGGCCGACGCCCTGGTCATCACCCTTGAGCACCTCGGCCATGTCGATGGGCTGGGGCACCTGCTTCGGAGTACGGTGTGTGGAAACACGGGTGAGTTGAGCTGCCTCAAACGGACCGCTCATAAAGAAAACGCCGGTCTGGGTGCCGATGAACACCCCGTTGCTGACGTTGCCAACGAACGTGATCTCAGACTCGAACATCTTGTAGCCAGCTATCATGTCCACCAGCTCGTACTGGTAGGGGTCTGTAGCCCATAGCACGTTGCCATCGGCGATAAGGATCCGACCGAATAGCCAGGCGAGAGGCCCTGCGCCAGTGGGGGGCGTCTTGTCCAGGGTGCGCAAGGGGATGTCCAGAACCATGCTCTGGTAGACGGTCGCTGATCCGACGACCCCCTCGGCGGCCAGGAACAGGTTCTCTCCGCTGCCAGAGGTCATGTAGATCGAAGCGGTGTGCCCTGGGATGGACGGGATGTTAGACACCGTAAAAGCAGACCCAGTGGCATCCTGTGCACCGATCACCCCACCTTCGAGCCCGTCCAAAGTCCTGCGATATGCGACGGCGATCTGGAATCCAGTTCCCCCGAGGATGCTGCCGATGGGGGTCACGGTGAACCCGGCCACGATGGGGATGCCCCAGGGTTGCGCAGCCCCGTGTGGGGTGAACGTCAGAGCCTGGGTGCGGGATTTGGCGTAGATCCGGTCAGCCACGCGCACGTAAGACAGCGGGTCGTCTCCGACGCCCTGGGCGATGACTTCCATGGCCATGGAGGCCGAGAATCGGCACAGATCCCCATCCTTGACGACGTAGCCCTCAGTGTCAGAGACAGCAAACAGACTGTGGAACCCACCAGCGGAGATGAGGGTCGTACCCCTGCGCCTACGTAGCTTCCCGGCGTTGTCTATGTCGGTGTTTGTGGCAGTGGTGAGGGCACCCAGCGGGATCGCTTCCTGTGCAACTTTGTTGGCGAGCCCTGAGAACTGTTGGATTTCCATCCCCCAATATTGCTATGGTCTCTGTGTATGGTCAAACTCTGCAAAATAGGAATTTCTACAGTGATTGCGCTCAAATGGCAAGAACAGGAAGTCTATAACTGGACGGGCGATGCAGTGGATGACCTTGCCATGCTGCTCTCCGCGCCACGCAGATGC